ACAGGCCGCCCGCGAGGAACCCCTGTTCATCGTGATTAGCACCCAGAGCAACGACCCGCAGCACATTTTATCACAACTCATCGACGACGGCCTGAAGGGTGACGATAAGACCACGGTATGCCACCTATACGCCGTCCCCGACGACGCTGACGACGAGAAGGTGTTCACCGATCCGGCGTTATGGAAGATGGCAAATCCCGCCCTTGGTGACTTCCGATCCCTCGAAGAGATGCAGACGGCGGCGGCACGGGCAAAGAGGCTTCCGTCCTTCGAGGCCGCTTTTAGAAATCTCTACCTGAACCAGCGAGTTGACGCAAAGAATCCACTCATCACACGGTCGGACTGGATGGCGTGTAAGGCGGACGGCGAACAACTTATCCCCGGCGAAGAAATCTATCTCGCTCTTGACCTATCCGGTAAGACAGACCTCACGGCCCTTGTCGGTGTATCGGCCAATGACGGCGACCGGGTGAAGGCATGGTTCTGGAAGCCTGACGACACGATCCGGGAACACGAAGCCCGTGACCGGGTGCCGTACACGGTATGGCGTGACCAGGGCATTATCGAAACGACACCGGGCCGGGCGATACAGTACTCATGGGTGGCCGACCGGCTCGGGAAAATAGCTGTTGAATATGAAATCAAGGGACTGGCGTTCGACCGTTACCGGATTGACGACCTTTTGGCGGCATTAGGCGACCTGGGAATTGACGCCTATATCGAGGGTAAAGATAAGGCAATGTCCGGCGGTATCAGGATGATCCCCTGGGGGCAGGGATTCAGGGACATGGCCCCGGCAGTGGAGGCGTTGGAAGTTGCGGTATTGGAAACCTCGCTGCAGCATGACGGCAACCCCTGCCTTACATGGAATATCAGTAATGCCTTTGCGGTGTCCGATCCGGCGGGCAACCGGAAAATCGACAAGAGTAAGAGCAGGTTTCGCATCGACGGCGCGGTATCCTTGGCAATGGCACTGGGATTAAAGAGCCGTGATCTGGCAGGAGAGCCGGAACTGTCAGCGTATGAAGGCATGACCGCCGATGAAATAGCAAAAACAATGGCATTCTAGGGGGGATATATGACCGATCTACCGCAAAAGCAATATCTCACTCCGCAGGAAGTGGCCGATTTCTATCAGATCAAGCTCCGTACTCTTTATTCCTGGATTTCTGAGGGGAAAGTAGAGGCTATGCGGTGGGAATAATTAGGAGAATAGGAACCTTTTTTTCGTCTCTGTTCAAAGAGCTGTGGAACGCCTTTGATATTCGAGATATTTTCGTCTTTGGTGGACTCGGGATGCTTGGCTATGGCCTGTATTTGAAGTGGGGTCAATGGCTTGCCTTCATGGTGTGTGGGGTGTTGCTTATGATTATAGGCTATTCAATGAGGGATAAATGATGGGAATTGTCGCACGAATGGCGCGACCAAAAGCGATGAACCCGCAAGAGCTTGAACGTATGGTGCTCTCTGTGTTCGGCGGTGGGTCAACAGCATCTGGGGTATCGGTATCCAACGATACCGCCATGAGGCAGGCGACGGTGTATTCCTGTGTCAATGTTCTGTCCCGCGCCATCGGGACGCTCCCCTGTCACCTCATGATGGTTGATGGGCGGAACAGACTCAAAGCGACCGATGACGATCTCTACTATCTGCTCCATGACCAACCCAATGAATGGATGACCGCCCCGGAATTTTGGGGCATGGCGATGAATCATCTTGCGCTGAGGGGAAACTTCTTTGCCCTGAAAAACAGGGGGCTTTCGCTGACCGGCCCCGTGCGGGAACTGATCCCCCTTGCCCCCGGAATTGTCACGGAAGTCAAACAGGACAAAAAATATCGGCTTACTTATATACTACGCTACCCGGACACAGGCGCGCTGACTGAAGTGCCGCAGTCTGAGGTCATGCACATCCGGGGGATGGTGCTCAATGGATATATGGGAGTCAACCCGATCCAATACATACGCGAGTCGGTTGCACTTGGTCTTGCCTCTGAGGAATTCGGTGCGCGGTATTTCGGAAGCGGGACACATCCCGGCATGGTTGTAGAGCACCCCGGCAAGCTGTCGCCCGAAGGACACAGCAATCTACAGACAGCACTTGCCGAAACATACAGCGGCCTCGGCAAATCCCACCGCCTCATGCTCCTGCAAGAGGGCATGAAATATCAGAAGGTTGCCATCGACCCGAAAGACTCTCAATTTATCGAACTGAGAAAATACCAAAAGGCGGAAATAGTTGACATCTTCTTCGGGATGCCTCTGACGATCCTATCATCGGAAGACAAAACACCCACCTACGCCAGCGCAGAGCAATTCGGAATCAGCTTCGTTGTCTATGCGCTCATGCCTTGGATGGTGGGGATCGAGAAGGCGATACTGCGCGACCTTATTCCGCAAACCAAGAAAAGAACCCACTATGCAAAGTTTGTCGCCCAGGGGTTACAGCGAGGGAGCTTCAAGGAGCAGATGGACAGCTTTGCAACGGCAATTACGAAAGAGATAATGAATCCTAACGAGTGCCGTGAGCTATTAGAAATGAATCCGTACGATGGCGGTGATATATATGCTCCAAGAACATCAACAACCAAGGATGACAAGGCGGAGGCTCTTTCCTCAAATGAATAACACTACAGAAAAAAGATGCACTAAGTGCGGAGAAACAAAACTACTTGAATATTTTCATGTTGATAATAGGAAAAAAGACGGCCATGTTTCTCGGTGCAAAATGTGCCAATCTAAATACGCCTCAGAACATTATAATGCCAATAAGAGTAAATACAGTAAAATGCGGAAGAACTACTACCAAAACAATAAAGATGAAATCCTCGAAAACCAAAGAAAATATTATCAAAGTAATAAAGAACAAAAAACAGTTACTGTCAAAAATTGGAGAAAGAATAATCCAGAAAAAATAAAAGAGATTATAGAAAGATTTAAACAAAGTCATCCAGATTGCGGCATAAAAGCAACAAAGCGCTGGAGAAAGAATAATCCAGAAAAGGTTAGGGAATTAAAACGAAATCAATACGCAAGATATAAAAAAAATCCGGCATTTAGAATTTCTGGAAGCATTTCAAACGGGATTCGATATTCTCTTGGGAAGGGTGGAAAGTCCCAAAATAAGTGGGAATGTCTTGTAAATTTTACAGCCAAAGAACTTATGTGCCACCTTGAAAAACAGTTTAAAGACGGAATGACATGGGACAATTACGGAAATTATTGGCACATAGATCATATTATTCCTATTGCAGTTTTTAATTTTAAAACTCCAGAAGATATTGACTTTAAAAGATGTTGGGCACTGGAAAACCTGCAACCATTGGAAGCAAAAGAAAATATGAGAAAAAACGCTAAATTTGATGGTGATTTTCAGCCGTCTCTACCCTTGGCAATTTAGGAGGACAAGACAATGAAACTGGCGTACAGGAGTGAAAAGAACGCTGAGGCTGTCGCCCGCTTTTGGGGGAAATCACTCGAAAAGCCCGACTGGTACCGGATTGAAGCGAAAGAAACCGACGAGACGGCGGAGATAATAATCTATGACGTGATCGGATGGCCTTATAACGATGCCTTTGATCTTGTCCGCGCCCTTGGAAGCATCAAGGCAAAGAATATCACCGTCCGCATTAACTCGCCGGGCGGAGATGTTTTTGACGGCGTGGCGATCTTCAACGCGCTCAAAGACCACGAGGCCCATGTCACCACGAAGATTGAAGGTCTGGCAGCGTCGATGGCCTCCGTCGTTGCCCTCGCCGGTGACGAAGTTCAGGCACACAAGAACGCCATGTACATGATTCACGATCCGTGGGTGCTGGCGGCTGGCAACCAGTACGACCTTAGAGAGATAGCCGACATCCTCCAGAAGATCGGCGGGAACATGCTGGATATCTATTACGACAAATCGAATATCGGCAAGCGTGAACTCAAGGCCATGATGAAAGAAGAAACATGGTTCACGGCTCAGGAAGCCAAAGACCGGGGATTGATCGATACCGTTGTTGATGCAGGCGCGGCAAAGGCAAAGTTTGACCTGTCTATTTTCGCAAACGTCCCTGACGAACTGGAAGACTCTGACCGGGAGGGGGCAACACTCAGTAAACAAGAGATAGAGCGTGCCCTGCGTGATGCAGGCGCAAGCCGATCTTTCGCGAAGTCCATAGCTGCGCGACGCAGTAATGGCGACTCCCAGCGCGATGTTGGGAGCGTAAAGGCAGACATTGGCAAGATACTGAAACTACAACAGATAATAGGAGGTAAGTAAAAATGGATATCAATCAAGTAATAGAAGACCTGGGGCGGTCATTCGAGACCTTCAAGGCCGAGAACGACAAACGCCTGAAAGAGATCGAGACGAAGGGCAACGCTGACCCGCTGCTTGTGGAAAAGGTGGAGAAGATTAACGCGGAAATCTCGCAGATTGCGGCGATGAAGAAACAGCTTGAAGCCCTCGAAACCGTGGCCGGACGCGGCGCATTTGGCGGTGGAACATCTGAACTGGATCAGGCGAAGGCTGAATACAAGGCTGGCTTTGAGAAATGGTTCCGCAAAGGAGTTGAAGGCAATCTCGCTCAGTTAGCGGTACAGGCTTCCGCTTCTACACTGGATGATACGGCGGGCGGTTTTACCGTGCCTGAGGAAATGGCAGCGACTATAGATCGGATCGCTGGCGTATCTTCTGCAATGCGGCGGCTTGCCTCCGTGATCACCATCGGGACAGACACTTACAAAAAACTCGTAAACCAGGGCGGGGCTTCCTCCGGGTGGGTAGGCGAGAAGGGTACGCGGTCTGAGACCGATTCCCCGACGCTTAAAGAGATCGCCATCAACACGAAAGAGATTTACGCGATGCCCGCGGCGACACAGAAACTGCTCGATGACTCCAGCGTTGACATAGCTGCATGGCTCGGCAATGAAGTCGCGATTGAATTCGCCGAGGAAGAAGGCGCGGCCTTCATCGAGGGCGACGGTGTTTCCGAACCTAAAGGTCTCGAAGCATACGACACGGTGGCAAACGCCTCATATTCGTGGGGAAAAATCGGATATATCGCTTCGGGTGCCGCGTCTACCTTCACCTCTGCGGATAAGCTTTTTGATCTTCAGCATGCCCTGAAAGCGATATACCGGAATGGCGCCTCGTGGCTCATGAACGACGCGACCATGCTGCACATCCGAAAATTCAAGGATGGCAACGGGAATTATCTCTGGCAACCGGGATTGCAGCCGGGTGCGATAGACACGTTACTCGGAAAGCCGCTTGAGATCGACGACAACGTGGCAGACATCGGCGCCGGGGCTTATCCGATTTACTTCGCCAATTTCAAACGGGCTTATCTGATCGTTGACCGCTTCGGCATTCGGGTACTCCGCGATCCCTATTCCAGC